TTCCGATCTGAAAGGTCATATGCACGACTCTTTTCAATCAATTTCTCAAACGGAGTGACGGGTACTGCGGTCCCGCAGGTGGCATGGAACTTTGACAGTGACCTAGGAAGGTCGCACATGCTATTAGCATCACCTGTCCAAACATCAGGGCCATATTTCCTGGCAAGGAATTTGATGCCGAAGCAACCACGCCTAACAGGTTCACAGTCCAAGCTCTGACCCATGCTAGCAGCGACCTTCACGTATGCTATAGGGTCGACGTCAGCCGTCAGGCCATCATCACCACCGTAAATGCCAAGAGCAAGATAGGCTTCACGGGGCTTCAGATATGCGCCCGCAGTTTTCGTCGACCGTAAGGCGCAGTATGCACAAAACGCATTCGCCAGGGTATTAAAAACGGCTGTCTCAGGAGAGCCGGAATTGCGTTGAAAGGCAATATCATATTTCACCCCGTGTCGGCTAATGCCTCGCATGGTATGTTGGCTCCTCAAGAGCTTGAGAATAAACGTGTGCACGCACCTAGGGTAGGCACGTAGCACAATGCGTTGTTCAAGCTCACGCAGAATCGCGCCGACATGGCCGTCGAATTTGCCAAAGTCCGTGTTGACGGCAGACGTGGCGCGGGAAAGGAGGGCTGTGACCGACTCAGCGATCTCGAGTGGAGTCTTCTTAAAGGCATACCAATCACATGTGGCGATGAACTCGGACAGTGGGTAAATGAACTGCGAGTAGTCCAATTTATCAACACTCGAGATCGTGCTAATGGGACGTGGTGCTTTAAGATTACCGTAAGCTTCCTTCTTCATGAATGATTTGACGATACGCGCGGGATCACCAGAAACACTTGCCTCATTCAGGATGTTCTGTTGCGTGCGTCTGGGTTGACGTTCAAATACTTCCTCGATCTCACAAGGAACCAATGTCCCTTTGTGTTTATCAGGAACGACAAATGACAGAAACTCGGACATATATTTCTCAAGCTCAGGTGTCATGCTTGCACTCGATTGCGGCTTTACGACTCTCTCCGTGATGCCAAACACATCATTGGACTTACAGTCACTAGGCGCAAAGCAGCCATGGATAACCGGAGTCATAAAAGCGTGCATTGATGGTTTTTCAGCACCGTCAAATGCACTATCATAAGCAGTATAGGTCCGCACGGCATGTTCAATCGGGAATGTGAACATAGCGGGGCGGGGAACTTTCTGCCGGTGGAACTCCACAAGGGCAGTTGCCACCATCTTATCATTAGCACTAGCTCCGTCGTCCATGTGAATCA